AAAATAGATACTTCTTTCAGACCTGCATTTCGACAATCCAAAATGTAAGCGGGGAATCCTTAAAAACCACCTAAAGCAAGCAAAGGGACAAAACGCCAAAGGTACTTATTAATGGTGTTTTTTTTTTGTGTAATGCAAGGGAAAGGAGATAGGAGGGGAAGTAAAAACGACATAAGACCGCAGCACAACAAAGCAGACTATTTGCAAACCGTTATAGACGAGGCTATAGAATGGTTCGCTCCATTTAAAGATAACATTCTGTTATTAGGGTATGGAAACCACGAAACCGGCATTATAAGATACCAAGAGCGAGACATCTTAAAGGCTTTTGTATAAAAGTTTAATTTTGTACACGGTACGAGCGTACAGCTCGGTGGGTATGGCGGGTATGTAATAACAAAAGTATTAAGCGACCAACACATAATAAAATACTTTCATAGCTCTGGAGGTGGAGGAGTGGTAACAAAGGGCGTAATACAGCACCAAAGGTTAAACGCCTCTACAAATAACGCAGATTTAATCTGGCAGGGACACGTACACGAAGATTACGAATTAACCACAATACAAGAATATTACTCTCCATTCCAAAAAAAACAATGTATAAGGAGGTGTTAAACGTAAGGACATCTCCATACAAAGAAGAGTTTAACAAAAATATAGAAGCATTCAAAAAAAACATTTTTACGATGTGGATTTTGATTAATAAAAAATAGAAACCTATGCAAGAACGAGAGGAATTTGAAACATTCGAGTTTGAAGACCTAACAGAGGATAATAGCAGTTTTGTTAACTTCGAGTTTGGAGCAACAGAAGAAAAACCCAAGTTATTTTTAGACGAGGATGTGTATATAAAAAGCAATAGCCCGAAGCTTTTAAAGGAAAACCAAATTTTAGCAGAATACGCAGCCGAACTAGCTAAAAAGATTTCCCTAAAAAAGGGAGAAAGAGCAATCGCATATGTGAATGGCTCTTTTATATTTGGGGATTTTATACAAGAACTTATTTACAATTTTAATTTTAAAATAAACGAGCTTACTATCTCTACACTAAGCCTAAACTTAACTAATATAGATGGGTTGGTATGGCTATTTAAGTGGGGGAACATAAAGAAGTTAAATCTTATAATATCGGATTATTTCTATTCGCATTATCGAAACACCTTTGTAAAAGAGATGATTAAAATAATGGAAGATTACAATTTTGAGTTCGCAGTTTGTAGAACTCACACCAAAGTAGCGTTGTTCGATACGGAGAAGGGAAATAAATGTTCTATCTATGGAAGTGCAAATTTAAGAAGTTCCAACTGTTTAGAGATGTTTACGATAGAAGAAAATTCGGAGGTGTACGACTTCCATTACGAAATACACAGGCGAATTTTAGACAAGTACAAAGTTTCTAAAAAAACAGAAACAGGAAATAAATTATTCAAAACTATAAGCGAAAAAGAAAATGGCAAAGAAAAAGACAAGCACGGCTGAAAGCAGCCCAATTAACGACCCTTTTTTTGCAGACCAACAAAGGAGACTTAACAATGCCCGAAGACCCGTCCCACAAGGGGATGCACCATTTTAGCAAATATCCCTGCATAAAGGAATTAACCTTTATAGAAATGTTTAAAATATTGACAATATTGTTTATTATTACAACATTATGGACAGCTTAAAAAAGATAAACACAACGAAAGAAAAAAAAGCCATGTTAGCAAGCTTAGAAAAAACTATGGGGGTTGTGTCTCATGCTGCAAATTTAGCTAAAATAAAGAGACAAAAGCATTATCGATGGATAAAAGAGGATAAAGATTATAGGGAAAGCGTAGAAGAGTTAGACCTGTTTGCTTTAGACTTCGCAGAATCTAAGCTTTTTACAAAGATTAAAGAAGGAGATACGACTTCAATCATTTTTTATTTAAAAACAAAAGGAAGGGTAAGGGGATACGGACAGAACGAAATGCAAACAGTTACTAAGGTCCTAGTTCCTACAAAATGGGTCGATGAATTAGAAGAAGAAAAAGGAACATGATAGAAATTAATTATAAATATGCCCCGCTATACACTAAGACCCCTCCAACACGATACACAATTGTAACAGGGGGGCGAGCTTCAGCTAAATCCTTCACTGTTACAGATGCCGTCGCACAATATATGACCCTGCCCAATCAGGTAATTATGTTTTCTCGTTATACGATGTCCTCCGCCCGTCGTTCTATTATTCCCGAGTTTGAAGAAAAGATAGCTTTAAGAGGGGAGGCATACAGAAACCAGTTTATAATAGGCGCAACAGATATAGCGCACCCCTCCACTAATTCAATTTGTTATTTTTCTGGCATTAAAACATCAACAGGCTCAAATACCGCAAAAATTAAGGGCACAAAAAATATGAATATTTTCGTGTTAGATGAAGCTGAGGAGATGACCGATTATGAGGAGTTTCAAAAAATCGCAGAGACGGTGAGGATGAAGGGGGTTGGAAACAGAATTATTTTAGTAATGAACCCCTCAAATAAAAATCATTTTATTTACTCCAAATTTATAAATACAAATAGAGCTGATTTTACGCACATACATACAACATACCTAGACAACATAAAAAACTTAGACCCCGACTATGTACTAGAGATAGAAAGGACCAAAAGGCTAAACCCAAAGAGGTACAAACACATTTTTTTAGGCGAATGGCTAGATGATGTGGGGGGCTTGCTTTGGAATGATGAAATTATTAACAATTGTCATATTTTTAAGCTTCCAAAGATAGTTAAAACGATTGTAGCAATAGACCCAGCAACAACAAACACGTCAGATTCTGATGAGACGGGCATTATTGTAGTGGGGAGAGATGCAGAGGGTAACGGGTATGTTTTAGAAGATGTTAGCGGGAGATATAGCCCCGAAGGATGGGCAAAAGCAGCAAAACTAGCAGCCGAAAAATGGGGGGCATTTAACTATGTAGCAGAAAAGAACCAAGGGGGCGATATGGTTTACCACATTCTGCGCCAATATGATAGCACAAGAAAAATAAAACTAGTAACCGCTACAAAAGGAAAGCTAGTAAGAGCTGAGCCAATATACTCTTTATACGAACAGGATAAGATTAAGCACGTCGGTAATTTTAAGCAACTGGAAGAACAACTAAAATACTACAATCCAACAAATAGTAAAATCTCCCCCGATAGAATGGATGCTTTAGTATGGGGGTTTACAGAATTAATATTAAATAAAAAAAGACCTTTATATGCTTCAGTTTCTTAAAAATCCATTTAAAAAGACACCCGCTAAAGATGTGGCTTTCGCCCGTGCATTTTATAAGTTGTTTGGTAATGCTTATAAAACTGCAGATTTTAATAACGAGGACATAATAGAAAAAACCTACAATTTTAACGATACGATTTATAGAACTGTAACGCTAATTACGGGGGCTATTTCGCAGCTAGATTACAAACTAATAAAGACAAACGAAGACGGTAATAAAGAAGAAATATATGTTCATCCATTTTTAGATTTTTTAAAGCAGCCAAATCAGCATCAGAATTTTTGGGATTATGCTAATATAGAAATATTGTATTACCTAATAACGGGAAATGCATTTACTTACAAAATAGCCCCCGAGACTGGAGTAAATGCAGGGAAAGTAATGCAGCTGCATAACTTTCCGTCGCAACTTGTAAATATTGTACAAAGCGATAATTATTTTAGCCCTATTTTAAGGTACGAAATACAATATCTTAACGAGATGGCGATAGAACCCAACAGCATAATGCACAGAAAGACCCCGCAGCTAGACTACAAAAGTTTATATGGAATGAGCCCACTAGAACCCGCAAAAAGGCTTATAACCACCAATAACAGTGTAAGGACAGCGAGCGGTAAGATACTACAAAATGGAGGCATGAGTGGGGTATTAGTCGCAAAAGATTCACAAGGATTAGACCAAGCTTCTTTAGAAGATGTTGCGAAAAACCTAAGAGCTAACTTTACAGGAGAGAACGAGTGGGGGAAGTTCCCTATGTTATCAGAAGCACTGGAATGGGTTCAAATAGGGATGAAGGGGGCGGATATGCAACTCGTAGAGATAGACAAAAACACAGAATTAAAGATAGCAGGGCTCTATAATGTGCCATCTGTGCTAATGGCGTACGACGAAAACAGCACATATAACAATATTACAGAAGCGAGAAAGCAGCTATATACAAATTGCGCAATCCCTAATTTTAGGAACTTCCTAAAAAGCATAGAGAAGGAAGTGTTAAGTACATGGGGGGATAGTTCTTTAAGTTTAGAGGTGGATACTCGCAACGTCCCCGAATTGCAGCAAGATAAAAAAGCACTAGCGGAGGCGTTAAGTAAAGCGGATTGGTTAAGCATAAACCAACAGCTAACAGCATGGGGGGAATCCGATTATAGCCACCCAGATGCAGACGTACCACGATACATATTAGAAAAAACATTTTCAGGAAAAACACTCAGGGATGAAACTTTATAAAAAATGAATAATGCTGAGTACATGAAGCAATATGATAAATCTGTTATACAGCAAGAGGGAATTTTATACAATTCTCTTTCTAAATCTTTATTTACAGAATTGTCTTATTTGCACACAAAAATAGATGCAGCGAACAATGCGGAGATGCTAACAATAGTAGAATACTTCCAAATACAGCAAAGCGAGGAGATTATAAAGCAGAGGATAAAAAGGAGCGCAAAATTAGCAGGTAATCTTATACAGAAAAGACTACTTTCTAAAAAAAACGAATTCGATTTTTTAATAGACACTTATATAGAAAGATTTGCGCTTTTTCAAGTAACGAAAATAACGGAAACGATAAGAGGACAAATAAGAACCATTATACAAAATGCAATAAATGAAGGGTTTGGGGCGAAGAAAACGGCGGAGCTATTTAGTAATGCTATGCCTATTATTTCTATTAATCGAGCGCTTGTTATTGCGCGAACAGAAATAAACGGGGCTTTTAATTATGGCGCATATACAAAAGCGCAAGAGATAGCGGGCAAATTCCCAGAGTTAAGCATTCAAAAAAAATGGAAGGCGAATATAGATAACAGGGAAAGAAAAACCCACCGAGCTGCCAATAAATTAGAATATAGAGATATGGGCGAGGCGTTTAATGTTGGGAACTCGTTAATGCAACGCCCCCACGACCCAGCAGGGGAAGCAAAGGAAATAATACAATGTAGATGTACACTTTTATATAAAAGAGAAAGCGAAATATGAAAACAAAAATTTTTAAAAGCTGCGGGATGAAGCCGACCGCACAGATTAAAGACATAAACGAGAAAGAGGGCATTATACAAGGATACTTCGCCTCTTTTAATACAAAAGATGCACACGGCGATATTTTTAGCCAAAAGGCATTTAATCGCTCAGTATCGCATTTTAAAAGTGCTTCTAACAGCAGAATAGCGCATTTATATCAACATAAAGAGCCAATCGCAAAAATTACAGAGTTGGCAATAAACGACAAAGGGTTATTTTTTACTTCCAAAATAAGTAAAAGCAGGTTGGCGCAGGATGTTTTAATAATGTACGAAGAAGGAATTTTAAAAGAGCATTCTGTAGGGTTTTACAATCTAAAAGAAGAAAAAAGCCAAGAGGGCAATATAATATTAGAGGCGCAACTATTAGAAGGCTCTACCGTATTATGGGGTGCGAACGAAAACACACCTTTAACAGCCATTAAATCGCTAGAATCGCTTAACCCAGAACTAATAGACAATTTTTTTACTTTAGTAAATAGGTATATAAAAGAGGGAAAAATAAAAGAGGACACGCAAACCGCACTCCTTTCTAACTCCCAAAATATAATAAAAAGTTTGACCCGCCTAGAAAGCACTCAAACGGGCGATGAGATTTTAATTAAAGAATTTTTAAACCGTTTAGAGGATGGAAGAAAACAAGACACAAGAAACAGCTAAAAGGCTTGAGGCACTAATAGAAACAAAAGCCCAAGAGATGGGCGTGGAGTATAAGAAAGAGGCGGAAGAGAAGTTAACTGCATTACACAAAGAAATTATCGAAAAGGAGCAAAAAGCAAATAAGCGGCTTGACAGCATAGAGATGCAAGCTAAAGCATTTGCACCCATCAGCCCAGAAAAAAACAAAATGATAGGCGATGAGCTTTTTGATAAAATTACACAGTTTAAAAATGGCGGTTTGCAGTCTGTTAATGGAGATTTAGAACTCCAAACAAAAGGCTTAATGTCGCAATCTGGAAGCTTTACGGGGCAGGTGGTTCAGCCCACGCAGTTAACGCCAATTTATAACGACCCCTTCGCAGACCCCACACGGGCGAGAAACTTAGTTGCAAATGGCACGACAGGCGAAACAAATGCCGTAACGTTTACAACTGGATTCCCCGCAGTCACAGATGCGCCGCCTGCAACAGTACTAGAGGCAGCGGAAAAGCCACAAACTGAGTTTAATTTTATCGAGAAAACTTTCCCCGTGCAAGTTATTGCAACCCATGCCACCGTATCAAATCAAATGCTATCAGACAGGTCGCAATTACAATCTTGGATCCAAGCAATTATGATTCAACGGATTTTAGGTGTAGAAGACGAACAAATTATAAATGGAACGGGCTTAACATCTAATTTAACGGGGCTAATAAAAGATGCCACAACAGTAACGCAGGCAAATTCTGGAGCGGCCACAGATGCAGCAGCCACCGATATAGATTGTATTAGAGCGGGGTTAAGTTATCTAGCTAAAACGAGATACAGAGCAGATGCGATATTGCTCAACCCTGCCGACTTCTATAATTTAGT